CCTGGTGATGTTATTAGATTTTTTAATCATTCAAAAGTTTATATGGTTACAGAAACTGCTACTACTGATGGATCAGGAGACGCAACTGTTTATTTTCAACCTGCATTAGTTACAGCAGTCGACAGCGATAGTGCTGGTGAGAATATAACTGTTAACCAAGTTCCATTTAGATTTATAATTTCTAATGATTTACAAGAATATGGTTACGATAATCAAGGGTTTGTAAATTTTGAAATAGATGTGCAAGAGGTATACTAATGGCGCGACTTACTGGGTCAGGGACCAACGATGCATTAGCAAGAAATGCCATTGTAAGTTATTTGCTATTAGATCTTAATGGCACATATTACACAGACGCTCCTTATGACATTGTTTACGATTCTAAAACATTTTCAGCACAAGGAATCTTTTTAAGCATTACCTCAGCTAGTGAAACTTCCGAACTATCAATTACAAGTATTACAATAACCTTAAGTGCCTTAGATGCAACAGCAGTTTCTACTTTTGCAGTTAGCTCATTTATTAATAAAGACGTTGTTATACATAGAGCATTAATTGACCAAACTGACAATAGTGTTATTGACGACAGCACAGGTGATGGACCTATTTTAATATTCCAGGGTCGTGTTGCTGGTTATCAAATAAATGACTCAAACAAAACAGCAGGACTGGCTATCCGAGTAGACAGTTTATTTTCTAACTTTGAAAAAATAAATTGCCGTAGAACAAATTTAAGAAACTTCCAAAGAGAATATCCAGCAGACTTTAGCATGGAATATTCACACGAAGCAATCAAAGATATACGTTGGGGGAAACTATAATGATTAGAGAGTTTCAACCCCAAGACTTAAACGGCATTTTAAACATAGCAAAACATCATGCTGGAGAATTAGAGTTTCAATCAGTTATTCCAATTGACGACGTCTATCTAGCAAAGCAATTAAAAAGAATATTAATGAATACGGGTATTAAGTGTTTAGTAGTAGAAAAAAATAATGAAATTATAGGTTATGCTATATTCTATCTACATACTAAATTATGGAACCCTACATTGTTTGGACAATTGGCTTTCTTTTATATTTTAGATGGTGAAAGAAATAAAATGGTTGCAGATATGTTATGGGCAGAAGTTATAGCAGTTTGTAAAAAACATGGAGCACAGTTTTTTGAAAGTGATATTTGTGCATTTAATAAAGACTGGGAGGGCTCAGCTGATGCTATAGATAGAGCATCAACATACTTTGAACATAAGAATGGTAGTCATTGTGGCAATCATTATATACATAGGATAACAGCATAATGGGTGGTGTAATTGAATGGATAGGTGAAGTTATTGGCACTATTATTAGTGTCATTATTGAATTTGTCGGCGACATTTTCAGTTTTCTATTAGCACCATTTGGCACACCTGATGTTCCAGATCAACCACAAGCAGATCAACAAGCGACTGGTGTAACTGTTACAAAGCAAGGAACCAATGTTGCTATACCTGTCGTTTATGGATTTAGAAGAGTTGGTGGAGTTCTTGTTCATGCAGAAACAGGCTCCGATACTAACAGATATCTTTGGGCCGTCTACGCATTGTCAGAAGGACAAATTAAAGGTGTAAAAAGAATTTTAGTTGATGACGTGGAACTTCCATTGCCTAGTGAATACGCAACTGGATCAGGATTTGGAAATGGTGGCTTTTATGCTAATGGTCTTGATATTGCTGTAACCACTGGTAGGTTTAATGACAGAATAAGACATCAATGTTTTGATGGTGGATCAAGTAATCCATCAGTAGCAAGTTTAATGTCCGATGCACCAATTTGGCCTGGTAAGAATAGAACTATGTCTGGTGTTGCTTATGTGGCAATGCGTTTTGAATGGAAAAAAATTGCGTCGCAAGACGATGCTGATTCTAATCCTTTCAGAGGAGGCATACCACAAGTGCAATTTGATATTTGTGGTAAGTTAACTTATAATATAAGACAAATGGCTCCTGTTGGTGTTTTAAATTTACCTAATGATTATGCAGACTTAGACAAGAATTATAACGCAAATCCGGCTAACTGTATTTTAGATATGTTAATGAATCCCCGTTATGGTGCAGGTATTCCTAAAGAACAAATTAACGCATATAGTTTTTGGGTTGCCGCAACAAAATATGATCAAACAGTAACCTATAATGATACCTATACAGGCAAGGCTCTAACTTGTAATGCGGTTATCGATACTAACAATAAAATTTTAGACAATGTAAAAACTTTAATCGGCGGTGCAAGAGGCATTATGCCATACACACAAGGCAGATATAAATTAAAAGTTGAAGATGGTGGACACGCCACAGACATTACCTCAACAACTGTTGAGATTGCATATGACATTGATAAAACTGTTGTTATTGGTGGTATTACTTTACAAGGTGAAAGAAAAAGAACTAAACTAAATCAAGCAATAGTAAACTATGTTGATCCTGATTTAGAATTTACCAACCAACAAGTTTTTTATAATGTAAGTGCTGATAAAACTATAGACAATGACGAAGAGTTGTCTAAAGAATTTACATTCCATACAATTACAAATAAAGCAATGGCATATGAAAATGCACGAATGATTTATTTGAAATCAAGACAACAACGTTCTGTTAAATTTAAAGCAACACAAGAACTCCATGCAGTTGAAGTTGGAGATGTTATACGAATAACAGATACAGTTTTACAATTAACTGATGTATCGTTTAGAATAGTAAAAGTAGGTTTAAATCCTGACTTAACTATTAATATAGATGCCGTTGAACATGATGCGTCGCTGTATCCTGCAACTGGGGGCGTAGGACAATTAGATATTCCACCGCCAATTTATATTTCAGATGAACTTAATCTTCGTCCACGACAACGAGGAATTCCAATTACACCAATTGGTATTTTACCTCCAAATCAAGATCCGGACAGTTCAGGTGAGAGTGAAGAAGAAAATCCACTACCACCAAGACAAGAAGTTCCACATATTAGAGTAAAGGCTTTTCGGTATTATCCATGGGCAATAGTTAGACCAAAACAAAATCCAACAGTAATAAAGGATGATCAAGGGATTGAAGGTTATAGTGTTGCCACGCCTTTGAAAGCCTTTGTTAATATTAGCTCCACTAAATGTTTAGCATTTCATAATCCTAATGCTGTTGCTTCAGGATTTGTAAGTGCAACTAGAGTTACAGCCACCAATGGCGGGAATACTTACACGACAAATTATAGCAATGAAGCTAATGATTATATTATGTATAGAAACAGTCTCCAATTGTCAGGTGGACAGACAATTGAGCCGCGTATCGGATTCTATTTAAATCAACCTATTGCTACAGGGTTTACAAAATTAATGATTGAAATATATTATAATCAAACTCATTTAGGCACTGGCTATAAAACTCTAGGACCAGGAGCATTTACATGGTGGATGTGTCATTTTTCCTTTAATCCTCAGCCTGATTTTATAAAACTTTCTTATTATAATTCAATATTAGATCAAGAGATTCCAGATGGTAGTGTATTAGGAACTTATACATATAATGATATTACAGGCACGCCGACAACAGGTCAAAATCTTGAAGCGTATATTAATTATTTGATACAAAATCCATTAACTGCTGTGGCAGGAATGGATGCAGGTGTAAGTCCTGCTGGGGGTGATAGTAAAATGACTACTCACAATTTAGGAACATAATATGGCTGGCAACGGATATTTTGCAGAAGGAATTTATCAACCACTATCTACTGAGACGTGGGCAAGCCTAACTAATGGCTGGGATACTTATTCATCCAGTTGGAATTTAACTCCTACTTTACCTTTAACATTTACAACAGGTATTACTGACTATGGACGCATAGAAAAAGTATTGCCTTTAACATTTGTAAGTAAAACAGGATTAATGACAACAACGATTACTTACGGTGATACTATAGATAGTTCAGGTGGAGCAATAGATAGTAGCACCGACGTAATAATAAACGTAGGTGATACCGTAACTCCTATTAAAGCAAGATACTTTCAATTTTCTTTTAGTTTAGGTTATGAAGATAGTGCTGGTGCTGAAGCAACACCAAGTATAACAAACATACAAACAGATTTAAATGCAGAAAAAGTTACAGCAAGTTTTGATTCAATTGAATCAAGTTCATTAGGTGGAACAACAGGCGCAAGACAATTAGTATTAGACCAA